AAAAACAATATTGTCTTTAAAACAGGATTAGTAAACAAGCCTAAAGATATGGATGATATGTGGGTATGTGATTATTGCGGTTCAGAAGAAGTTGAAGAACAAGCATGGGTCTATATGAATACAGGAAAAATAGTAGAAACAACAGGAAATGATATGTTTTGGTGTCCTACTTGCGAAGATGAAGCAACGCCATTAACATACTTTGATTGGTGTGAGAAGATTGCCGAAGAATGCGGAGGCAATAAAGATGAATATGATAAAATAACAGCAGGGAGTAGAATGTGACTAATAATCAATATAAAACAGGACAAGTTGTAAGCTATATGATTAACGATGAATTGAAAAGCTATATGGAGAATCCATCAGCTACACACATATTACACGATATTGCAGCTCTTTGTATATCACAAAGATTGAGAGATTATGCTGCAATGATATATTGGAGTATGTGTGAATTGAATGATAGGTCTTTTTGGATAACAAGAAAAGAGTTACACGAACCATTGCATTTGATAGATAACATATATATTTCTCACGATCATCAATCGTTTTCAGAAACAAAGGATAATATATATTATTATTTGAATCCCAAAGATGAGGATATATATGTATGCAATTATTGTGGTGGAACAGATGTAACTACCTCATCATACACTAATCCTAACTACTTAGGAGATACTGAATTAAGTGAAAATGATGATTACGATTCTTGTGGAAATTGTTACGAAGATATAGAGATTATAACTTTGAAAGAATGGAAAGAAAGGATTAAGAATGGTTCACCTAACTAATAACGCTAGAATACTAATAAACATAAAGAATCATATAAACAATTTAGAGCTAAAAGAACGAGAAAAGTCTTTACTAAGTGAAGACAAGTCTACAATTAATTTTAGCTCTTATTGTTATGATTACAAAGAAAACCTATTGGATGACATTGCTGATAGGTTGGATGTTGGTGCTGAAAAGTATCACGAAGAAGTTCCTATTGATAAAGCTGATGACAGTGAAAGAAATAATATTTACGAATCATATGAAGAATTATGTGATACGTTAGTTTATCTTTCAGCTGCTCTATTGAGAAAAAAGGAAGATTCAAACAATGTTGATATGAAAGTAATAAACGAATTATTTCAAAACATATTAAGGTCAACTATCTTACTTATGGGAGAAATGTCGAAATAAATAAAAGGAAATATAGATGAGAAGCAAACACTATGAAGTTAAAATCTCAAAAGATAATACTATGCCAGAATCGGCAATAATATTAATGGAAATACTAACAATTAAACATTATACAGCATCAGTTGACGCAGAATTTTGGCCAAACTATCCAACAAAAGATGGATTAGATGAATATTGTAATAAATGTTTAAACAAACTAAAAAAGGACGGATTTACGTGGGAAGTGAAAAGAGAGAAAGAACTACCGAAGTTAACTTTTTAGACCAACAAGTCGAAGTTAACAGAGTATGTCTTACAGAAAAATGGATGGTAGAAGCAGAAAAGGTTCTGCGAAACAGAAAAATAACAAACGTTTTCTGGCGAACCTGGGATGAAGAATATCCAGAAGAAGGAACTGGGTTAGTTATGGTTCTTGACGATATGACTCATTGCTATTTAAGTTCAGATGATGAAGGAAATTCACCAGGTGCATTACATTGGTCAAACAATGAAGATTCAGGTATTATTCCAGTTGGAGTAGAAGACTTGAAGGAGCATTACGAAAGAATGGAATCAATTCGTATGGATAGGTCAGAAGTAAGAGCGATGTTAATTAAATAAACATCGGTATCTTTTTCTTGTTGATTTATTTATAGTAAATGAATAAATTCATCGGTATTAATTAATATAACATAAAGGAAATAAATATGAAATTTAAAGGTAAAGAATACACCGAAGTTAAAGATCGTCTTATCGCATTTTCAGAAGAATATCCACAAGCAACTATACATACAGAGCTACTTGCACACGCTCCAATAAGTGATAGTGCTACTGGTGAATATTGTAATGAATATATAGTAAAGGCGATTGTAACACCAAACCCTCTACAAGAACCTGAAATATTTTACACAGGACACGCAGCTGAAAGAGACAATACTGGATTTGTTAATAAAACAAGTGCATTAGAAAATTGTGAAACATCAGCAGTTGGTAGAGCGTTAGCTATTGCTGGATTTGGTGGAGAATTTTCTATAGCCTCGAAAGAAGAAGTAGAAAATGCTAAACTAAAACAGAAGGAAATAAAACCAACAATAAAATCATTAGAAGAAATTGACACTCTTGCAAAACAATGTAAAGAGAATGGAAGTCTAAATGAAGAAGGTTGGTTGAAATATACAAAACAAAGAAGTGCTGGATACTTTGACACTAAAGCAAGAGTTGAAATGACTAAAAACGCATTTATAACTTTACACGGCAGAGTTGAAAAAGAAAGCACAGATAAAGAAAAGGAGTCAAAATAATGGCTATTACAGGTACAAAAGTCCCTCAACAAGGACAAGGCACATTAAAAAACTACTTTGTTAATGATTGTAGAATTGACAGCATAGAGCTTGTTGATTCACCATATCATGACTGTAGTGTGCATTTAAGATTAACTGATACTTCAAATGAGTATAATTATAACTTATTTGTAAATCAGAATTTCAAAAAAGATAAAGCTGGAGTCGTTCAAGAACTAGCTTATCCCGATAACCTAAATTTACTTTATTTACACACTGATTCAGACTTAAATGTTTCTGATAATGGAACTGTAAATATAGATGAACTTACTGGAAAAGAAATTGCAGTAATTAATTATCTATCAAATGGTAAATATAAAAAACAAACTTGGCAAAGAGTTGGTTCTACAAAGGACCACGGAAGTTTAGCAGCAGAGTTTGAAAAGTCAGTTGGAGCTGGGTATCCTAAAGATTTCATTGGATACGAAAAAGCACAAGGACAGATATCAGCAAAACAAGTAGAAGAAATTCTAATTAATAAATCTGCTGAATCAAAGTCTGATGACGGGTTACCGTTTTAATGACTGCTGAAAAGATAGTTATTAAATGGTTAACTAGTCGAGCTAACAGTTCAGAACCGTGGTTTTATTCATACAACCTTGAAGCTGAAGTTCCTACATATGGAAGGTTGGCACATCAAAAGGTTCATACTGCAAGTACATATGCTAGAGCGTTTAGAAAGTTACGTGAAAACAATACTTTAGAACGCTATGCATATAAACTTATTGAAATAACAGAAAATAAAAATAAAAAGGTTAAAGGATGGAAAATAGAGAAAATAGATTTGTAGAATATGTAGAAAATAATATTTCAAACAGAAATAGTATTATACAACATAGTCTATATAGTCTAACAGAAAAATCTACTTCACTATCTAATAAAGAATCTTATCGTTCATATTATTCATTCGACCAAAGTCTATACGACTATGTAGAAAAATATGGAACTGTTAAAAACTATGAAGGGTTAGTCTATGTAGATAGGCTAACTCTTGACATAGATAAACATACAATGAGCGATGAAGCTTTGTTAGAAACAGTAAAACAATGCGTAGAAGAAGTAGAAGCAATAGGAGTTAAAAGAAATCATATTAATTTATGGTTTAGTGGTAATGGATACCACGTAGAGTTACTTGATGTTTTCGGATTCCAACCAGCTAAAAATGTCCACGAAAAAGTAAAACATACTTTATCTAAATTGTTTGAATTTGGAGATAGTATTTACGATAGAACTAGAATAATAAGGTCTAAGTGGAGTTGTAATCAAAAAACAAAACTTCATAAAGTTTACATTCCAATTAAATATTTAGAAGATTTAACTTGGGAACAAATACATGAAGCTGCAAAATCAAAAGAATCTTACGAGTTCTTTGCAAATGAATATTCAAATTGGTTTGATGAGCTAAATGGGCCAAACGTTGTTATTGAGCCTTACTTGCAACGCTTAATACTAGATTCTCCTTCTGTAATTAAAAAAACAATAAACAAAGTAGGTGAAACTAATTCTGTTGTAACTTGTATGCAACACGTATACAATCAAGGGCCAATAGAAGGTTCAAGACATCAAAAAGTTCTTAGGTTGGCTAGTAGTTATCAAAGGTCTGGAATGCCGTTCTTGGCTACTCTAGCAGCATTAGTTGAGTGGAATGGAGACAGTTTAAGTATTGATGATTTAACAAGAAGCGTAACAAACGTTTATGAGCAAAATTATCAATATGGTTGCAATGATGTTATAATGAATGAATATTGTGATTCAAAATGTATATACTATAAAAATAGAAATTATACATTAGACGTAAAAGGTGTAGATGACCTTGAAGATCAATTTAAGATTTACATTCAAAACGACTTTTCAAAACGTTCAATCGATATGGCTGAAATATGGAAAGTTCCTTCATTTGAATTTAAACCAGGAGAACTTGTAGTATTTTCAGGTGATACTGGTATGGGGAAAACAGCATTTGTTCAAAACATAGTAACAAAAGCTAAAAAAGATACATTGTTTCTTTCATTAGAAATGCCTGAATATCTTACCTGGAGACGATTTGTACAAATTGCTACTGGTAAAAATAAAGAATGGGTTAATAATGCATATACAAGCAACGATAAAACTTCTTTCAAAGAACTGTTAAGACATATTAAAATATTGTCTATACAGCCCGAGTTAGAAGCTATTAAGAAAATAGTTGCAGAAAATGCTCCCAATGTTCTTGTAGTAGATACTACTGAAGATGTTCAAGTTCAGTATAAGCAAGGTATAGAGAAACAAAATGCTGTAATCGAAGGATTGAGAGATATTGCAGCTAGAAACAATACTATAATATTTGCTATTCATCATATAAACAAATCAAGTGCTATGGGTGGAAACTTAGGTTTACATTCATTGAAAGGTTCGTCTAATGTTGTTCAAAAAGCAGATAAAGTAATCCTAATCAAAGGACATAGAGATGAGATGTATAGAAATGTTGAATCTGTTAAATCTAGAGATGAAGGAGCATTCGAAATGCTTTCTATGTTCAATTATGAAACAATGACTTTTGAAAAAGTCGAACATGAAAGGCTACCAATATGATAGATAATATTATTAAGGTTAGAACCCTGAATGAAAAAGGCATAACAATGCAAAAGGTAATATTGTTTTTATTTATACACTTTGGAGTTGCATACTCTAGTATAAAAGGAGAACATTTATCTTTTAATTTTGGGTTTGGACCAATGGAATTTGAATGGAGTATACGCTTATGGCTCACAGAAACAAGGTAAGAGGAAACAACCTTGAGAGGGAATGCGTAAACCTAGCTAAAGAAGAAGGGCTCTCAGCAAAGAGAGCCTATGCTTCTGATGGTAGAGCTTTAGGCAAATCTGAAAAGGTTGATTGTATGGTTGAAGAATACTGCATACAGGCTAAAAGAAGAAAAAAAATAGCCCAATGGTTATATCCAGATAATCACGCTGAAGATGTGGACATCGTAGTAACAAGGATGGATAGAAAAGAGGCGTTAGCAGTATTACCATACAAAGAATGGATAAGATTAATTAAGATAGAAAAGGAGTATGAGAATGGCAAGAGCAAGCCTAACAAGTAAAGAAATAGCAGAGCTTATGAAAGGATTGTCTCAACTTATATCAGTGCAACGAATAGTTAAGAATCTAGATGTAGAAACATTAACAGATGTAATATATAAGTTTGAAAACGCTGGGAAGTCAGATAAAGAGATAATACGAGAATCAGAAGATTCATACGATACATTTGCACAACCACGTGTAGGGAACTGCGAGTGTTGCGATGATTAAATTTACGAATGAAGAACTTTTGATTATACGATCTGCACTATTGAACTTTAAAAAAGCACCGTTTGTATCTAATGAAGAACAAATGGTAATCAAAAGAATAATAGAAAATATATTTAATAATCTATTTAAAGAAGAAAAGTAAAATTATTCCCCTTTGAAATAAGGCTTAAAAGGAGTCTTGTAGGTTAAAACCCTACCTTACCCTATAAAAAGCTTTCATAAAGTTATTGGTTGGCACTATATAACAAAAAAGGGGAATAAAATTAAAATTACTGAAAAAAAGATTGCGAGAATAGGTCTTAAAGGCGTTAAAATAATATAATTGATATCACTATAGGCTAAACAAAGATAGTTTCGTCAGATATTGTTTTAACGTCTATTCTTCAATTTCTTCGTTTTGAGCGATACGTTCAGCTCTATCTTTCTTAACTTTCTGTCCAATCCTATGAATAGGTATACCAGTTAAGAAATCTACAGCCATTTCTGGATTCTTTTGAGTTCTATATATATCTCTTATCATTCTACCACCTGGTGCGTATGTAGCTAAATTGAATTGGACGAAATTGTCCCAGTCATTTGTCATTAAGCTCTTTAACGGAGGTAAAACAAATCTTGCTATTGGAGGTGTTACAATCTGCAATGGTGCTGCAGCTGTTGTAGGCCACTGACTGAAGAAAGCTCTTTCTCTATCTTGAGCGTCTCCAAATAACCACTGTGATGTATCTTGCATCCAGGACATTGGAGGAGATAAAGCATATTCAAACAAAGTACCTGCATATATAACAGCCATAGCCATACTCATCATATCTGCCGTTAGCTGCCTTTGTGCAACTTCAGTAGCATTAGTTTGATTAAACCAATCTGAATATTTTCCCTGTTTATATAAATGTCTTCTTCTTTTTACACTATTCCAAGCATAAGGATGGAAACGAGTCATTACACGACCTAAAGAAGTATTAGAGTATGCTGTTCTAAAAGCAGAATGATAAACATACTGAGAAGCAATAATTCCTCTTCTAGCAACCTCTAACAAAACAGGTGAATCAAAAGCAAGTTCTGACGTTAAAGGCTCAAAAGCTCTACGAGCATTTAAATAGTGAGCTAAAGCTGCAGTTCTTCTAAGCTTTATTTCAGAAGTTCTCATAAAATAAGAACCAAACTTCATAACAGCGTCATCTATATTGTATTTTTCAGCTAACTCTAATATAGTTCCATTTCTTACTTTTTCTAGTTCTGACGCATTATTTGCTAAATCAGGGTTTTCATTTATTCTTCCAAATATCTTTTTAATTACTTCTTTAGCAAATTTTCTTTGATTAGCAGTTTGAAAGTTTTTATTAATTCCAGCTTCTTCTAGATACATACCTTCTAACATACCTTCTTTAGCTAACCAAGCTTCAATATCTCTCATATTGTTGAAAGGTCTATTTTCAGTTTTTCTTTTTCCTGTCTTAGGATTTATAAATGAATGTTTAAATGTTGCATCTCCAAACACTTCATTCAATAAATACTTTTCACTCATAGAGTTTTTAAAATGTTCCCAACCAGTATCAGCATAAATATTAGTTCCACCACCGTAAAAATTAGCTAACATAGTTTTAGGGTGGAATAGCAATGATAACATTTCAAACTTACCTTCTAAATTACTCCAAGCTTTTACTTTTCTAGCTAAAGCTATTCTTCTAGCTTCTTCAGATACTTTAATTTCTATTCCCCCTGGTCCTTTTTCAGCAGTTTTAGGCCCTCTTAATTCTTTGAACATACTAAACTGTCCTTGCTCATATCCAAACAACCTACCTATTCTTTCTTCTTGAGTTCTTAAGAAATTAACAGCAGATTCATCTGATGTAAAGTTGTATAAAGTTCCAAATCTTTTAATCTTATTAATGTTCTTACTATTGCTTAACTCTATAGCTCTCTCCATTCTATATTCTTGTATAGCATCTCTTAATTCTTTTCCTTTTAACTCTCTTCCAACCGTCTCATACCAATGATAATCTGGAGCAATATGATCTTCAACTAATTGTAAAAATCTTCTATGTTTGTAAGGTAGCTTGTCTTTTTTCTCTAATTTCAAGTTTATAAAATCGTTTAACACCTTAACTTCACTCTTTTTTATACCATTAATATCTAAACTTCTAAAAGTAGGTAGATTTAACATTGTTTGTAGTTGGTCTCTCATCCAGTTACTCCATGCCATAGTATGGTCAATATCTTTAATTGCATTAGTTTCTATAAACTTATCAATAACCATAGTTCCACGAAGACCAGCTAAATTATCCGTATAAGCTTTTGTCATATTTTTAGCATATATCTCTAAAACATCTTTGCTCTTAGCGTATCCTGGCATAACATTTTGAGAACGAGCCATCTGAGCACCAACCCTAGTACCCCCTATTGCAGGTCTATGTCCCTGTACAAAAGTTGCCATAGAATCTGACCACCCCGCACCTTCTTGTTGAAATCTTTGCAGACTTTGACCAAGACCCTTAGCATAGTCAGATAACATTAACTTTCTAACTTCGTGTATCGTCCAAACTCTTTTTGTTTCAGGATTAATAACTTCACCATCTAAAAGAACTCTATATTTTCTACCAAACTGCTCTTTGCTCATCTTTGAAATATTTACTTGCTCTGACTTAATAGACCTTTCTATCCACGCATCAATATTTGTTCTATTTTTACTAAAATCTAAGTGTCCCTGAAAATGCCAATATGGGTCAGCTTTACCGTTTTTAGTTATTAGTGACATCAAACTTGATTCCATAGGTAATGCTTTTCTAAAACTTTTAACAAAGTTCAATATTTCTTTTGTGTGAGTAGCTTCTCTTGCTGGGTCAAACTCTGGAAACTTTTCTTTAACATAATTTAAAAGCTCATATTCATAACGATACATTAGCAATTCATTCATACCAATAAGGTTTCCACTCTTTTTACTTCCCTTAGGTGCCATTAACGCTTCTACAATATCTGTTATACCGTGCTGTTGAGTCTTATATCTTTTATTAATCTTTTTATAGTCAATAAATTGATATCTATTCCCATCCTTATCTGTATAAGTATGCATCACATCATCTAATGTCTTCTTAGTGAACTTATATTCTTTACCATTACTATCTAATTCCATACCTTTTGTAATTAATTGATCAACAAACATTTGATATGTATCAGTAATTTTATTGTTAAGCAGCTTAACTAAATCTTCTGGAGTTATATTCTTTCTTTTACCAGCACCACTAGCTATATCTTTAATTTCAAAAGTTGAATGTTCCTTTGTAATCTCTTCAAGTCTCTTTTTTGACCTATTAAAAGATTCTTCAAACATATCCCTAGATTCTTTTTTGTAGAAATTTTTTCTTCCACCAAATTCTCCATTATCATATACACGATAGTCTACTGCTATCTCCATCATTTCATCCATATAATCTTTTAAAGGACCTTCTACATCAAGCTCTCTAAATCTTTCTTTTAAGTCTTTTTGAAAGAAATCCTGGAACGCAGCAGAGAATTTTCTAGATTCATCTACTTGTCTTCTTACTAGTTCGATTGAATTAGTAGGTGCTACATAAGTTCTTTTTCCAATTACAACCTTACCTTCAATAACATCTTCTATAATTTGCTCTTGAACTTGATGTTCTAACATCTCTCTTGGCTCTAGATACTTTTTACCTACATGCTCTGTGAAGAAATAAAAATAAGCTTTGTCAAGCCAGTTTTTAGGTCTCTCAATCTTCTTACCTTTTTCTACTTTAATCCTTCTTTCAGTTGTCCATTTTTTAAACTTCTGGTACATATTAGTAGGTTTTAAATATAAATCTTCTAACATATTATTAAACATTCTCAAATCATTTCCGTTCATAAGTTGGATTGTTTTACCAACATAAGGCCTACCAGTTATACCTATATCAACACCAAACTGAGCAAAAAGACCTTCAACTGTTTCTGCTATTCTAGGGTTTTTATCAACAATGTCTATAAATCTTTTTAACTGCTCTAACTGAACTTCATTAATAACAGAGTTACTTAAGTCTATATCTCTTGTTAAATCTACTATATTTAAAGGAGTAGAGCCTTTTCTATCTAACCATTTAACTCTTTGCTCTGGAGATAACTGATTTACATAAGAGACAATAGAGTCTTTAATATTCTGATTTAAACTAATATTGCTTTTTTGATTTTTGATAACAGCTGCGACAAAATCTATACCTTCAGCGTCTGTAATAAACACCTCTTTCTTAGGGTCTGGCTTAGAAACTTTTTTAATTATAGGTTTACCGTTCTTGTCATAAGATACATTATTAACTATTTGCTCTTTAGAAATTCTTACATCCCTAGGAATAAACAAAGAAGAGTCAGCACCTTTTAATGCCTTTTTAACAGCAGATTCAAACTCTATTGGAGTTCTATCTACCTCTATAACTATAGCTTCTCTACCTTCAGGAGACTTTAAGTTCTTTACCATACCGTAGTCAACCATATCTCTAAGGCCTTTCATAAAGTTTTGTTTATGTATAAGTGGGATAGAGTCACTCTTAAGTAAGTTTGGTCTTTCAAGCATAGTCATTCTAGTAGAACTAATAAGTCTTTTAAAAACGTCTACTGCTGAAGCATTGTTACTGCTAAGCCTTCCATTGTTCATCATCGCTTTAAGTTCATTTAACCTGTTTTCTATATGATTAGGTTGCTTAGCGTACATTTCCATAGCCTCTGGAAGGGTTTTATACTCATTTTTTTGAGTATCTCGATTAAACACCTTCACTTTCCTGCTAGTTAAATCTAGCTTCCCTAAAGGGGATTCAGATTCTTTACCAAAGCCAAAGTTTAGTTCTTGGTTCATATTTTTATAAAAAGATTCTATCTTTTGCTTACCTGCCGATATGTTTGATAGCATCATATGACTAAATATCTCTTCAAATGCATCGATGTGTTTTTTATTCTTAAGTCTTTTTTCTCCCATATAAGGAAGATAGTCTTCTTTATATCTTTTTATAGCCTCATGAATATTGAAATCGTTTTGAGGTAATTCTTTACCAGATTTGGATTTAGCCAAATCAGAAGCTTTTATCATCCAAGAAGTATTAATAATTTCAGTTAATTTATCCTCTATTTGTTTTTTGCTAAAACCTTCATCTATCAAGTTTCCTTTTTTTCCTTGGTCTAATAATCTAGAAGCCATCAATTCTAGTCTAATAGCACTTGCAGCACTTGCAGCTTGGTAGGCTATGGCTTGACTTTTTTGAGCAGCATTCATTAGGTCTGGAGCTATTGAATCAATCATATTAAATACTTCAACAGCTTTATCGGTACTCATTCCAGACTGTTCTATTAATTCTGTAATTTTAATCCAAGACTCTACTTCAGGGCTTAATACTCCATTCTCCCTCAATTTGCTTAAAACAGGGCTGTTTTTACTGTTTTTTAATCCCTTTAATAGATTAGAAAACAAAGTAGGGAGATTAGATGAAGGGAATATCTCAGGATTAATGTGCATAGAAGCCTCTCTAAACATACCAATTCTAAGTCCGTTCGCAATGTCAGTTAAAGAATCATTTAAATAGACATCTGCAACTCCAGAATCCTTTGTCATTTGAGTTAAAAATATATCTCCTTTGTCGCCTATTTCATTCAGATGCTGTCCTTTTGCCTTAGGATTTACTGCACTTTTAAAATCCTTTCTCGCTTCAAGGGCATTAAAGAAAGTATGCTCAATATCTAAATGGATAATATCTTTTCTAGGAATAGTTACTTCTTGTTGAAGACCATCTAATAGTCGTCCAGTTAATTCACCTTTATCGTTTAGTCCTTTAAATTCTATATCCCTGGTAGGGGTAGTCCCTTTTTGCTTTTCCATACTTTTTTTATCTTTATCTGTTAATGTATAGTCTCTTTGTACTTTCTTTGATTTGTCAAGAACATCTACCGACCAAATCTTAACGGATTTACCGTCAAGTAATCGCTTTGCCATTGCTTCAGTCATAGTTTCTACAGTCCTATCTTGCATTTTTGCCATAATCCATTCTACAGGAGTTAGTGCATTTATATACGCTTTTACACTAAAAACCTTACCATGGTACATGTCCGATCTAAGGATAGTTGAAAGTCTTGCGTCAGTTCCCTTAGATGGAAAGAATCGCTCACTCAACCAATTAGATTGTTCATTCTCTGGATTCTTCTGCTTATGAGCCCAATCAAGGTCAAGTATTTGCTCATTACCATCTTTGTCTTTTATTTTCTTGTTTATTCTTTGGCTAGTTAATGCGTCCAAGTCTAATTGTTTCTTGTTGGACCTGAGGTAAGGTAGAATAGCCAAATGCCCATCTTTACGTGCTTTGTTTTCTGGAGTAGCTAACATTAAAACTTCTCCTTTTGCATTAGTGATTTCAAAATGCTCATTAAAGACTTGTTGTTTTAAATGCACTAAGTCAGGGTTTTTGGAGTTTTTCATTCCGTCTAAAGTCAAGTTTAATAAAAGTGGAGCTGCATAATCATTAAAATAGTCTAAGTGGTCTTGAGCTGTCCATTCTTTTTTACCAGAACGATTATTTTTAATTTTTTCACCTTTACTATTAACTCTCTCGTGAACCTTTTTGGTTTTTAAAAACATATTACCGTCTAAATCTAGTCTCCATCCTTTTTCTCCAGATTGAGTAACATAGTTCATATAGTCATGAATATCTTGATTGAAGTTTGTTACTTTTCCAATATTTTTTGATACCATTGCGTTGCTTACGGCTTGCTCTAGCCTCTCTTGAGGATTAAAGACGTCTTTTATTCCAGCTTCTCTCCCTTTTACTCTCTGCTCAAAACCCCAACCTACATTATGGCCAGCATCTGTTAGTCCACCGCCTTTTATTAAAGCATCTAAGCCATCTGCTACTTTAGGGTCTGCAAATCCTTTTTTAAAGTCTTTAGGAACATTATTATAAATAGCAACGGCATCTCCGTCATAATCAGCACCGCCCAATTTCTCTGCAGTTTTTCTAGAAACAATTATACCTCTACCTTGAGAGCCTTCAATAAACCCACCTAATGTTAAAGAGTTAATACCTGAAGGAGCAGATACTGGATTTCTAATTACAATCATATCCAAAATTTCCTCTTTAATCTGATTCATTATCTCTGTTTTATTTTTAGTTGGAGATTGTTTAGATAAAGTCTGATACAATTCAAAAGCTTCTCCAAGTGTTTTAGGTGCCGTATCTCCTTTATATTCATTCCTAAAGGTAATCTTTTTATCTCTGTGTCCTTCGTATAAATAAAAATTATTATCCTTTAAATCTTTACCTAACATTTTAGCAACACTAGGAGTTAAAGCCTTCATTCTTGTAAAGGAAAAAGCAGAATTACTTCTAGGCCTTGTAAGCCTATTAATAATATGCTTTCTAAAAGACGCCTCGAATAAAGACATATTGTTACCTAAGGTTAAAACTATCGGGTCATAATTAAAACCTGCTAATAACTCATTTACACCCTTAACACTAATATCTAGTGCATCGCCAGCACTATCACTTATTTCATTTCTAATGTTTTTATGGTCCCTGAACATAGCTTCCATAAACTCTTTAGCTAAAGGACTATTTATTTGATTGTTCATTACATCTAATATTGTTTCAATATCAACCCTGTTAATATCTAGAGACTTATTATTGACTTTTAATCTAGCATTAGGGTCTGCTAGTAGAGAGACTTGATAATCAACTAACGCCTTACTGTAGTCTTCCATATAAGATTTATCTCCACGCCTAGACTCTTCTATCATTTTTGTAATAGCATCGTTTAAAGGTTTACCCATATTCATATTTCTCTTTAAAATAGATTGAACTGGCATAAACTCAAACCCTAAGCTAGAGTCCATTACGTCATATTCGGAATCAATCAGTCTAATAGACTCCTGGTCTATCTCAAAAATAGAATTTCTTAAAGAGTTTTTAGATGAATATATTCCATTTTTATAGTCAAGTTGAACCATTGGATGTCTAGAGTTGCTTTTTCTTCCAGACTCCATAATGATAACGTCTATATTTTTAGCTTCCATAAAAGCATTTAGCTCTTTATCTGGTCTTTGGGCAGCAGATTTATTAAGTAATAACCCTCTTCTGTTAGCAAAGTCTGGAGCTTGAATAAGTATATCCTTGATATAATCATTTGATCTATCTCCGTCCCTTCCTTGATTTTTTAATATAGCGTCATGCAATTTCCATCTATAAAATTTGACACCATCTGGATTTATTTCACCAGAGTTAAATGCGTTCTGAAATAACTCAGAACTGTCATTTACAATTAATGTGTTTAGCTTCCCATTCTTTCCATATTTAATTTCTAAAGCTCTAGCTTGAGGGTTGTCAAATACTTTTCTATACTGCATATACTTTGCAATACTAGAGTATGAGTTCATTCCGTCTTTAACATATTTATCAAAAGCTCTCTTGACTGTCTTTAAGTTAATATCAGCATTAGATAAAGATATTAAACCAGCATCTCTAAGTTCATATATCACATTAGACAAGAGCTCATTATAGAATCTTTCATTGTTAGACTTGTAGTGAGTTTCGTCTGTTCCAAATCTTGTTTTATAGTTAGTTAGATATTTTCTAAAGTCTTTATCTGCCTTCAACCAATCTTTCAAATCTTTTCTAATAGGTTTAGGAACTTCTCCACCTTCTGCAGCTTTATCTTTTTGAGCTAAGCTTCTAATTTTAGCTTGTTGTGTTTTTGGATTAGTGTGATGCAAATATGGATTATGTTGAACTATATCTACTCCACCTCTCTGCATAATAATTGCTCCTGAATCATATATAGCTTTACCTATATCTGCATAAGGACCGATTGCTTGCCAAGCTTCTTGCCTAGGAAGGAATGAATCCATTTTGATTTCACCTTGCAACTTAGCTGTTCCTGTTTGTTCTGCATACTCTATGCTTATTTCAAATAAGCCGTCTTTTTTATTATAAAACTTATTATAATAATCTATGGTTGTTTCACTTTTAAGAGGTTTTCCAACATCGTCTACAGACCTGGTTATTTTAATTTTAATGTCTTTGGTTTTCCAACCTTCTTTTACGACCTCTATAGTTAATCCTTGTTTAATTATTTTTTGACTATTAGCATTCCAGTCTTTAATAAGTTTTGTTCTATATGCTTTAAGTTTACTTTTGCTGTAAGCTTTTTCTGGATTAAAGCCAATTTCTTTATTTATTGCTTGTACGGCTTTTAGATATTCTTCAAAGTTTCTAGCGTTTTTAGCAGCAGACTTATACACTTGATACTTGTCACTAAGTCTAGCATTTAAATCTGGGAAATCTTTTTTTACACCCTCCATTAAAGATTCAAATGGGTCTATATTTTCAGAACCTGCTTCCTTATCTGATTCACGATTGTTTTTAATGTCTTTTTCAACACCGTTCTCTTTTCCTTTATTTGTTATAGCATCTAAAGCAGCTTGTTCTGAAGCTGTTAAATCTTTTTTAGACCTTAACTTACTTAATGCTGCTACTTTATGTGCGTGAGATAAATTTAATATATTAAAAATATCTTGAGGACCTACGTCCCCACCTTTTTCCTCTATCTTAGCTTTAATTTTTTTATACGCTTTAAAGCTATCTCCCATGTTTACCAATTCTGGTGTTATCATAGATGATATCTCTTTTTCTAGAGCTTCTAGTTCTTTTGTTGAGAGTTCATTAATAAGCTTTCCATGATACTTTTCCGATATTCCTTTATTAGCAGGAACTTTATAGTTAGGATTAAATATGTTTTTAGAAACAAGAGTACCCTGGTCTAACACTGTAGACTTTGTTTCCCCTACTCTCTTTAAACGAATTTCTCCATTTTTAGTAACAGAAGAAACTTTTGCTAGAACAGGGACTCCTGTAGCAGAGTCAAAAGCTTCTATAGTATCACCCTTTTTTACATTTTCTATATCTACGTCAGGTCTAGATTTAACTCTATCTAAATCCATCTGAGAAACCTGTTCTGCTGTAATCTTTACTTTGCCTTTTATTTTAGCGTTATTGTCTAAAGCTTGTTTAATAGCTTCTCTTTTAGTTAAAACTTTTTGTCCCTTCTTACCTTTTCCCTGTAAAACAGATGAAAGTGAGCTGAAAAAAGTATCTACTAAATCTTCAGGTCTATTGGTCATTGTTTCTAGTATATAGTCAGCTTGAAATGTTTCTAGATATTCTTGTGTTTGTTTAGATTCCTTATCAAATCCCTCTATTTTCTTAATTTCATTAGGCTCCCATACAAAATTGCCATCTTTGTCTTTTTTAAACTTATTGATTTTATCCATATTCTTACCAATAAATTGAGTAGCTTTAATTTCATGTACAGGTCTACCAGCTGCCCCGAAAAAGAATCCTAATAAATATTCATATACTTGGTCTGGAGTAGAAGCTTCTTGAAGTGTTGATTGACCTCCAGTAAAGGCTGCACCCATAGTACCTCTTACACCCATATCAATCATCGTAGCAGTATCTTTAGATATTCCACCTTCTAACTTTGCTACGTTTAAATCTTTAAATATTTTATCGGCAGCTTCTCTAATTTTTGCATGACCAAAGTTTATTTTAGCTGGGTTTTTAGATGCTATTGCTTTACCGATGTTTACATAGTTACTTATACCACCAAACACAGCCCCTGCTGCTGCACCGTGAATAGCTGCTTGAGCCCAACCCTCTGGGCCTTCTTTTCTAGAAGATACAGCCATAGCCATACTTAAATGAGCACTCTGCTCCATTATATTTAAAAACTTAGGGTCTAAGCCAGATACTTTTTTACCAATAAAACTATTTCGAAGAACTTCTGAACTACCTAATTTATTTTTACCTTGCGCTATTACCCAATCTGCAGCTTTCATAGGGACTGAACGTAATTGCATTTTTCCATTTCTTTCAGTTGCTAAGATAGGAATTTTCTTACCTCCATAGACTAAAGCATCCTCTACTTTTCTAGCAGCAGCTAACCTTGCTGCTCTGAATGCACCTTGTTTAGCAGCAGAAGCACCTAGTGATGTACCAAATGTAAAAAACCCTGCAATAATATCTGGAGCAAAACCAATAAGATGACCAATTTTGTTCATCATAGCTTCTGTTTGAGTTTTAGGGTCGTCTGCCCATCCGAAAGTAGTAAAACCTTCTACTACACCACTTGTAAGTTGATTTATAGCACCTACAATTTTATTTTCATCATCTTCTAAGTCACGCTTAAATTCTACACCTTGAGCTTTTGCAAAGCTTTCCATTTGCCCAACTTGTTCTTCGGTAAAAGTGCTTGGATTTTTTTGATACTCAGACATAGAAAGGTTGAAGTAAGATTGTTCGTCCATCAGCCCCTTATCTCTAAGGCTAGAGTAATATGCAAACTTAGTACTCATTTTTATCTACCTAAACTATCTAAATATGCTTTATATGCTTCTATGTTGTTTACATAGTCATTATAAGTAGAGCGTGTAGTAGCGTCTTTAGTACCTCTTCTTTTTTGCATTTTATCAGTAATCCAGCTATCTTTACTAAATTTACTATGCAAATAATTTACCTCTTCTTTTAAAGCTGCAATTCTTTCTGCATCTTTACCTGTAATTCTACCGCCATACTTAGCTTTTCCTGCTTCAAATCGTTTCAAATTAGCCATCTCGTTTTGCAATATAGTCATTTTCTCGCCTAAGGTAGTCATCATCTCACCTTCCATAGTTTGATGTTTAAACTTTTTAATACCAAATAACCAGCCCAAGTGCTGACCTGGCTCAACGTCCTTATTAAAAAACCCTTTAGTTGTTTCAAAGTCTGAAGCTGATTTTACTAAGCCAGCAGATGTAGCATCTGACGCACTATATTGTTCAGCAAATTCCATTTCAGCTATCATAGCTCTATGCTTAATGTCTCTAAGAGCTTTATCTGCACCATACATAGCTTCTTCTTTTAAGTTATGCGAAAATAAAGCACGTTTTTTAAAATCATTAAAAGCTTCTTCTCTTTTCTCGGATGGAGTTTCTTTAGTGATTTCATCTATAAGACCTCTCCCAGAGCGAGCCATCTTAGTAAACGCCTCCATTCTTAAAGTTTGTAAATCCTTACTTGCCATAATATCTCCTATACATATTTCATGTTGTTAGTGTTTAAATCTACTTCAGGTGTGTAAATACCTTCTTTAGCATATGCAGCTCTTAAATCGTCAACAGAAGCTTGAGCTCTATTTAACTCAGACCCTAACTGATTTTGAGTTTGATCTACATATTGTCGTGTTTGTAATGCTTGTGAGCCTAATTGCATTCCTAATAAACCTTGCATTTGACCTCTAGCTCTATTTTCTCCACCGAAAACCAAATTAGATTGGCCTCCACCTTCTATTTTAGATAAAGCGTTTTCATAAATTCTTTGACCAGTAAGATTTCCAGAATCTCTATAAAAATCTGCTGTACTTCTATACTCTTGAGTAATTTCTGGTATTTCAGCACGAACTTGTTGTACATCTGATTCATACTGCTTCATCAATCTAGCTCTTCTTCTTTTTTCCGCCTTACGAGACTTGAAGAAACTTATTCCTCCCATTATAATTCCTGCACCAATCACATAAGGATTGGCCTTCCCTCCAGAGTCCATTAAAAACTTAGCTGCATTAGTTTTCCAGTTACCGCCACTATCGTTATCACTCATTAGTATCCTCCTTTATTTTTTTCGTCATTAGAACCTGGCTCTAAACCGAACATTAATTGTAACGTTCTTGCAAAGCCCTGAAAACCAACTAATTGCTTTCCTACTTGGTCTGAAACGACCTGATTTGTTTCCATCATTGTTTTTTCCATTGTTTCATTTTTATAGTGCAAGCTACTTTTGTATGTCGCTTCTCTATCTACGTCATAAACTTCTCCAAATATCTTATTGGTTCTATTTACTGTTGCTTCGTCTGGTCCTTTTTCTCCAGCCATATGATGTAATTTATAATATGCGTCCATAGCACCTTGCTTATCACCCTTCATTACTTCTCTCATATACTTATCGCTACCATCTTTTTCTAACATATCAGCCATAAAGACTAACTGTTGCTGTTGAGGTGTTAACTGGCTAGCGTCTAAATGTTTATAAGCTTCTTCCATCCAAGGCTCTGAACCTTGTCTTCTCTTAAGTCTATTTAGAGCAGTTTTTAAGGATTGTGGTTTAAATTGAAACCCTCCCTTTGCTTGGTCGTCTCCAGTATAGTTTTTGTTTTTAATACTCCAGTTTTGGGGATTGCTAACAGCAGAGCTTTCAAGCTCTAGAACAGCGGGCATAAATACATCTGCTAAATTATGCCTCGCTCTGTCTTTATCGTCTATTTCCAACCTATCTAAATGAAAATCTATCAATTCAGCCATTTTTGTTTTCTTTTTTTCTTGTATCATTGCTCTTCTCCTTCTCCTATCCATACATAGCCATGCCCTGTTTTCCATTCATAATTAGGGTCATATCCATAAGGTCTTTGTGATCGAAAGAAATCTTTTGTCATAGCCAATAAAGACTTTCTCTCATCTCTCGATTGATAGCTTACTGGTCCTTGCCCAGTTACTGCAAAGCTTACTAAATCATTTACATTTTCTTGTGTTGGTGTAAAAATAGATAAATCTAAAGTATTCCTTGTGCTTGAATAGCTAGTTGGACCTGTTCCTTGTGAACTAGTTACTATATTACTTGCAGCTGGATTTGATCCTACTGACAATTTTCTAAGACGCTCTTGTTCAGCAAGTTGCTCTGGTGTTAATGGAAGAGGGTCCCACGCATCAAAATTGTCTAAACCAGTCTCCTCAATTGTTAGGTCGTCTGCTAAGTCATCATCTTCTGAAGTTATTCCATCTAAATTGTCAGGTCTTTTAGGTGGATTTTTTTGTAGTTCACTCGTATAATAATCCTGTGCGGATTCTTTAATCTTTTTCCATCCACCATATACTTCTTTTGTAGTGTCTGCCATATGCCCAAACATTTTTCTTCTCTGCACTACTGGGTCATTAAATGCTTGAGTTTCAGAATATGCATCCTCTATTAAGCCCATATTTTTTCTATTTGCAGCTAATAAGCTGTGCTTTCTTGTTGCCATTATGCTTTCTCCAATTCAATTTTATACCATTCACTTTTAATCTTTATATACTGATATACCTTTCCAGAAGTTTCTACTAGCTTTACATCACCACTAGCACCTTGAGAGCTATTAGGTGGAGTAAGTTCTATTTTTTTATGAGAAGACATTTGATGTCTTACTTCTCTTTTGTCCATATCCATTTCATCTTGCATATCTGCTATTGCTTCTAGTAGCTTCCTGTTCATTTCACGCTCTTTTCTCTAAAAATTATTTGTATATCGTTTATTTCAAAGTCAGTAGCTACATCAGAACCAGACATTCGCAATCCAAAACTCTTTACAGAGTTAAATGATTTTTTATCAATAAATTCTGTCTTTGCTTCTCTCATATTGATACGAAGTGTTTTAAATGAAGTTTCTGCACTGCCTTCCAATGTAGCTAAAATTTCTTCCTGGCCATCTTCTCTATAGCCATATAAAGTAACTCCGTCACCGTTTTTATAGCTTAAATACACGCTTATAATCTTTTTATCGACACTTGGCTTGCCAAAAGTAAATTCCTTCGTTTTAAGGGCCATTTCATCGATTGTAGAGGTATTCAGAAGCTTGTTAGGAGCACTATTGAAGTATCTAAACTTGTAATTATTAGAATCTTTAGATATCCAACTTACTTTTCCATCATTTGTAACAATTAAATTTGTAGTATTTAAAGCTGGAATACGTTTACTGCCATAAGACCATGCTCCAGATTTTAAATCATATAATAAAACTTTTTGTTTATCTGCTGAAGCTGAATTGCTTTGACCAGATGCATGAGTAATCATTAGCATTTTTTCTTCAGGTAAAAAACTTATAATAGCATTATCATTGTAATAATTAGTTTTCCAGTCTTTAAGGCGAGGTTCACCTTTTTGATCAAGCAATAATTCTTTAACATTTTTTCCGTTAGTAAGATAAATTCCATTCTTATTGAACCATGCAATAAAACCTTCTCCCTTTATAGCGTGATGTTTATTTTCTATACCTCTAAACTCTAAAGTACGTTCTAAGTATTCTATATCCCTCGTAACGTTTATAACGTAAAGCGTTTTCTTTTTAAATTCATACAATCTTCCATTTAAAGACTCTAACTTAATAATATCTTCACCGTCATTTACCTCTACATCAATGCGATTGTCATATGTAAAATAGTCAAATTGATTTACTACTGACTTAAATACTGTATCATTAGAGTGTTTAATAGCACCAGTAATAGGGTCTTTATATGCTACGTTTCCAATAAATAGTCTTCTATTCAATAATGTAGATGTTTTATAATACGTTTTTTCTTGACCAAAAATATTTTCATCACGTTCAATAGCAACTTCTGAAACTGGAGGTTTTTTAAAATAAGAATCTTTTCCAAACCAGATTCCACCCGATAAATTTGTATCAAGATTATAACTGTCAGTAGCTCCAACCATTGAACTAGGCCAAAAATAAATATTATTATTTCCAATCAAGTTATTATGCCCAAATGAATCCCAATTATCCGAATTGCTAAATCGAATACCATTTCTATAGTCTATTTCAAATAATAAATACTTAGGAACTGTATCTAATGCAATTCCTTGCTCTATACTGCTTTCTTCAGCAATAGACTCTCTATAAAATACTTTAATTCCTTTTACTCTATCATTGTTAGATATTCTACCCCATATCTGTAAGAATAGTTTTTTATCTGCGGCTGCACTTTCCATTTCTCCTATATATTCTAATTTAGACTCTTGATTATCTAAATAAGTTAATTGTTGATACAGATATAGCTTCGTATCGGCAGTATCAAACCACTTACCAGTGCCTGAATTTGCAGTTGTATCTCCTGGATACATATAGAAATTTATTTTACCATAATTATCACTAGAATCAGGAATATTAGCTACAGGTAAACGCAATATTTTTCCTGTACTTGTATTATAGTTGAGATAGTTAATAGTTGCATTTGCTGCTAAAGTTGAATCTATTGCTGGAGAAACAGATAGTGTTGAAGTGTTGTTAGATTCGTCTATTGCACTTATTGTAAATGTTTTTACTGTATCATTTGTGTCTGTTATTTGAATTGTAGAACCTATTGAAAAATATCGTGACAAATCTGATGAAGAATATCCACCAACAGAACTAGTAACTACAATATTAGTACCAGAATTGACCTGAGTAACTACATGGAAAGTAGAGTCGTCAGTTAGTGTTAATGAAGTTCCTCCAATTTTAGGCAATGTAGCTATACCTGAAGGTCTAGGTATATACTCAAAAGCGTCTAGTCGAGAATATAAGTAAGAATTTTGAGTTTTCCATCCTGATATACTTTTAATTAAGGCTCCAGCATAATTATTTCCTAAATTTTTTATCTCATTTATATATCCAAACCATTTAGGTCTCTCTGATGCCCCATCTTTTAATATACTTGTACCTTGAGGAATTGAACTTAGTGGATTTGTGCTTAAATAACCTCGAACAACTGTTAAAGAGTTATTAAAAATATTCATACTATCTATGTACATTTTTTCAGTGTTTCCACTTACTGTAACAGATATAACTTCTCCAGTACTAAATGACATTAGTACAAAACCATTTACAATTATAGTGCTTGTTGTTGTGTCACTTATAGCCGTTACAACATCAACTCCAGAATCTATAAAAGAATCTTGAGGGTCAGTTGGCGTAACTCTTACTACTCCATCCACCATATTTATTTCTAATTCTTGTGCGGTTGTTCCATAATCAATAGTAGCATCTTGATTGGTAGCAGCTAAATCATAAACAGACAGCCGTGTATTTGCTCTATCATTAATTAATAATAGCTCTCTATTAGATAAAGAACCGTCAAGAACACGCCTATCAGTATTCATGTGCCAAAGATCAGTTCCTTGCTGTATGTCGGTAGAGCTAGTTAAAGGTGTTATACCGTGTTCATAGCCAGCACCCATTACGCCTAGCTTGCCAGGAATATCAATAGCAAAAGTATCCAAAGATTGAAATTCAGTATCCGAAATATCTCTCGAATTTGTCTTGTCGTTCAATCCTCCACTATAACTACTTAGATTTAGTATTGCTTTTGCCACCAGACTTCCCTTTTGTTTTTTTAGTCTTTGTATTTTTTAATCTTCTGATGTCATTATCATCGACATCTTCTTTCCATTTTCCACCAATGCTAGTACTATAAACTGTTCCCATCTATTATTTCCCCCCAAACACTAGTTTTACCGTCTATTATTTCTACGGTTTCTACTTTAAATTCTCCATTGTCATACCAATCAACAATAGCAAATGCGTGACCCCAGTTATGTAATCTTCCTTTTAGCCACTTATTGCTTTCATGGGACATATCTTTCAAGCATCCCATAGACCAAGCTCCAATATTACTATTAAGCTTTGTCATAGTATGCCTTTGAATGTCATGTACGTGTCCATACATTACATTCTCTCCATATGTCTCTAAATGCTTTTTTGCATGATACGTAGTTGCAAACGCACCATGAAAGAATACCAACTTACCTACTTGGATTGGTAAGTTGTATTCTGTGTATTCGTACCCTCTCTCTTTGATTTTACATGCTTTAAAAAAATTATAATCACTGAGATAAGGATACTTATTAGCAAAATTATCCAACCAGAGATCGTGGTTACCTTGGAGTAAATACTTTTCTTTACATCCGATTTCTTCCAAAATTTCATCCCACTCATCTAATCCTTCATTTACTAATCTTATATCTTCGTCTACTATAGGAAGTTGAAACTCTAAAGGTGGTAACTTCTTATCTTTATACCTCCAAGCCGATACAGACTCCCACTCTCCGACATCACCTAAGTTTACAAAAACTGTAGGTTTTATCTTGAGTATTGCCTTCTTAACACATTCAACAGCAGCTCTATCTTCTAAAGGATAATGCTGGTCTGGTATTACTACACCACGTTTTTTTAGTTTCAAAGAAACCTCCTATTATTAATTAACTATGCTAATGCTTTTTTAATCTCTGCAAAAAGCTTATCATCTAATTTATTTGAAGACTTAGTAACTAAGTGCTCTCCTAAATGTAATACAATAGCTTTTAGTAACTTTTCAGTTCCTAGTTTTGCAAGTAATTTACCTAATATCGGTCCCATTGTTACTCCTTTGTTGGTTCACATGATTCTTCGCACGCTTCTAGGCCTTTCATATATCCTTGATGCTCAATAATCATTTGTTTTATTTCGGCTAATCTTCCATTAGCACTTTC